AACGAACTGGACAGACTGGCAACCCTTTGGGGCATTGCCAAAGCTAAGGAAGACTCTGCAAAGGCAGAGCGAATCAAGATTGAGGAAGACCTCCTTAAGGTGCATCCAGCCAAGGAAGAAGGCTCTGAGAGCTTTACCACTGACCTTGGCACCAAGATCAAGCTGACGGGCAAGGTCACCTATAAGGCTGACGTCGACGCGCTCATCTTGTTGACGGGCTCATGGCCCGATGACATCCGCCCCATCAAAACGAAGGTGGAAGCGGATGACACGCGCTTGAAGGCCATCCGCGCCGAGCGCCCTGACCTGTGGCGCTCCATCGCGCAAGCGGTGGAAACCAAGCCCGCCAAGACCGCAGTCGAAATCAAGTTTGCGGGCAAGTGATGCTCGGCGCGTCACTGCGAGACGCGGGGATTGCACGCGTCATGGAGTCTGCGCAGCCGTGGGCAGATGAGGCGCAAGCCGCGTTTGCTCACTGGCTCATCCACTGCGCTACTGAAGAGTTTTCATTGGAGCAGTTCAGAGCTTGGGCGGAAGCCAACGGCCTGCCGCAGCCCCATCACCCAAACGCGTGGGGTGGCCTGACCAAGAAGCTGGCGCCCTACATCACACCCGTTGGATACACACAGAGCACACGCAGTGCAGCGCATGCACGCGTGACTCGTACATACAGAAAGAAGTCACATGTTTAACCTCAAGTCCATCAAGAAAAACACAGCCCTCGCGGCGCCGCGCATCTTTCTTTACGGCGTCGAAGGCATTGGCAAGACCACGTTTGCATCGCAAGCGCCAAAGCCCATCTTTATCTGCACAGAGGACGGTCTTGGCTCGCTGCAGGTGGATCACTTCCCGCTGGCAACTAAGGCCAGCGAAGTGCTGGACGCCATCGGCTCGCTGGTCACTGAGCCCCATGACTTCGGCACGGTGGTGCTCGATAGCGTGGACTGGCTCGATAACCTGATCTGGGCAGAAGTCGAAGCCACGCATGACGCCAAAGACTTGGCCTATGGCAAGGGCGCCATGATCGTTGCGGACAAGTGGCGCGAGGTGCTGGCTGGCCTGAACACGCTGCGCAATGACAAGGGCATGGTGGTCATCCTGATCGCGCACACGCAGATCAAGCGGTTTGACTCGCCAGAGGTTGAGCCCTTCGACCGCTATCAGCCCAAGCTGCAGGAGCGCAGCAACGCGATTCTGCGCGAGTGGGCAGACGCTGTGCTGTTTGCCAACTACAAGACGCTGATTAAGAAGGATGACGTCGGGTTCAACAAGACGTCCAACCGTGGCATCAGCACGGGCGAGCGCCTGCTGTATACCAGCGAGCGCCCCGCGTACATGGCAAAGAATCGCTACTCCCTTCCAGACTCAATCCCGATGTCGTGGGAGTCTTTCGCTCAGGCAATCGCCTGATTTACCAACGAGCCAACCAAAGGACAAACATGGCCCGCTTCACTTTCAACGCCAACGATGCCCCCGTTTCACAAGCGCCCACCCGTGGCCCGCTGCCCCCTGGCAAGTACGAATGCATCATCACCAAGTCAGACATCCGCGATACCAAGGCTGGCACCGGCCAGTACATCGAGCTTGAGATGCAGATTACTGACGGTGAGTTCTCAGGCCGCCGCCTGTGGGAGCGCCTGAACATCAGCAACCCAAACAAGCAGGCCGAGGACATCGCCAAGGCTGCGCTGGGCGCTCTGTGCATGGCAGTCAATGTTTTGGACATGGATGACACTGAGCAGTTGCATGACATCCCGTTCCTGATTCAGGTCGAGATTGACCGCAAGGAGCCGGATCGCAATCGCATCGTCGGTTACGGCGCCGCCAAGGCTGCAGCGCCAGCGCCTGCCGCTAAGCCCGCCGCGCCTGCAGGTGGTTCGCGCCCCTGGGCACGTTGATCAATAGGTGGCCGGTAGTCCGGTGAGCGTCGAAGTCTCCAGTGACGCAATAGCCCACGGTTGCGCGTGGGCCACCTCCTTAACCATGAAGATACCCATGAGCCAACACACAACCAGCGCGGCCATCGTCAAGTGGTACGAGAGCAAACCGCAAGAACACAGGCCGCACATGGGCGCCAGCCTCATCGGCCATGACTGCGAACGCTACATCTGGAACACCTGGCGCTGGGCGCTCAAGCCCTCGTTTCCTGGCCGCATCCTGCGCTTGTTCAGCAGCGGCGTGCGCGAAGAGCCGCGCCTGATTGAAGAGCTGCGCGGCATTGGCGCGACGGTCTGGGAGACAGACCCCGACACGGGCGCACAGTGGCGCGTGAGCGCCTGCAACGGCCACTTCGGTGGCAGCCTTGATGGCGTGGCGCAAGGCGTGCCAGAAGCGCCCAAGACACCGTGTGTGCTGGAGTTCAAGACACACAACGACAAGTCATACACGGCCCTCGTTGCCAAGAAGGTCAAAGAGGCTAAGCCCCAGCACTATGACCAGATGCAGGTCTATATGGGACTCATGGAGATCGACCGCGCTCTATACATGGGCGTAAACAAGAACACTGATGATGTGTACACCGAATGGGTCCATTTCGATGAGGACCGCTTCAAGCAACTGCTGCTGAAGGCTCAGCGCCTCATCGACATGACAGAGCCACCACAGCGCCTGTCAGAAGACCCGGCACATTGGCAATGCAAGATGTGCAACTTCCACCCCGTGTGTCACGGCGACAAGGCGGCGGAAGCCAACTGCCGCACCTGCTGCCACGCCACGCCAGCAACAAAGGCTGAATGGAAGTGCGAGGCCAAGGGCGTGACGTTGAACGATGCCATGCAGAAAGCAGGCTGCAGCCAACATCTGATGATTCCCGCGCTGGTGCCGTATGCCACGCCGACAGACGGCGGGGACAACTACGTCATTTACACGCACAAGGCGTCAGGCAAGCAGTTCAGCAACGGCCCAGGCCCTGAGCCGCGCTTCTCATCGCGTGAGCTGGAGCACTGCCCAGGCTCGCTGATTGAGGATGTGGGCGCGATGAAAGAGGTGTTCACCACAGCCAAGGTGGTCAAGCCTACGGCGGTTGACCCGTGGCCCGACATGCCCAGCGATGACTTGGACGCGATACCTACCAAGCGCGACACGCAGGCTGTGCGCGAGAAGAAGACGCGCATCAGCAAGTCACTTGATACGTTGAGGAGCTTTCAGCCATGAGCGGGAACTTTGAGGTGTTGCCACCGGGCAACTACATCAGCGTGGAAACGCATGACCGCATCTGCAAAGAGCTGCATGCGGAGATTCGCAAGCTGGTTATTGAAAAGGAGCGTCTGCGCAGTCACCTGTTCAGCCCGCTGTGCATCGAAGACATTGAAGCCGCATGGGACAGAACGCAGTTCACTGGGCGAGCCCCCATCAAGTTTGCGCGTGAGATTGAGAAGCTGGTGAAAGGCGAGGCATGAACTATGTGATTGGCGTGGACCCAGGCATCCACGGCGCGGTGGCCGTGCTGACGCAAGACGGCAAGCTGGTCGAGGTGTTCGACATGCCCACGATGGAGGTGAAGGTGGGCAAGGCCACCAAAAACCGCATCAGCCCGGAACTGCTGGCCGCAGAGCTGCGAGGCCGCGCTGAGTACACGGTTGCCGCTTACATTGAGTCTGTGAGCGCCTCGCCACAAATGGGCGTGACGTCGGCGTTTGCCTTTGGTGAGGCGCTGGGTATCGTCAAGGGAGTACTGGCTGCCATGCACATCCCCGTCACTCTGGTGCCGCCTGCCAAGTGGAAGCGGGACATGAACCTGAACCAGAGCAAAGATGGTTCACGCGCCAAGGCCATTGCGCTGTGGCCCGCCCAAGCGGGTGAGTTCAAGCGGGCAAAGGACGATGGCAGGGCAGAAGCCTGCCTAATCGCACACTGGGGTATTGCGCTTTCCGCACCTTGATGTGAGAATGACTCCACCTAACAGGAGAGTCACATGCCCCTCAAGCTGCGTAATGAAGTGTATTGGCTAGACGTCCAGATCAATGGCAAACGCATCCGCGAATCGCTCAAGACCGGCGACAAAGCCGCAGCCAAGCAAGCGCATGACATGCGCGTGGGCGAACTCTGGCGCGTGGGCGTGCTCAAGGAGCGCCCGAAATGCACGTTTGGAGAAGCGTGCGACCGCTGGCTGATTGAGAAGGCAGGCAAGCGCAGCATCGAAACAGACAAGCTGCGCATTGGGCTGATCAAGCCCAAGCTGGGCGCCAGGCAGTTGAGCGAGATCACGCGGGAGCGTGTCGAGAAGATTCTGCCCAAAGACGCCAAGCCCGCCACGCGCAACCGATACCGGGCGCTGATTCGCTCCATCCTCAAGGCCGCTGAGCGCGAGTGGGACTTGATCGACCGCGCCCCGTTCATTAAGGCTGAGCGCGAAAACAACAAGCGCGAGACGTTCCTGACGCGAGAACAGGCAGAAGCACTGCTGGTTAACCTGCTGCCCAAGTACCGGCCTGCAGTGCGGTTTGCGATGCTCACCGGCTTACGCCGCGCCAACGTCCTTGGCCTGCGCTGGGATGCCGTCAACCTTGAGGCCGCGACGGCCAAGGTGGCCGCTGAAGACGCCAAGGGCGGTAAGCAGATCGTTGTGCCGCTCAATGAGGCCGCTATGGCGCTGCTGAAGGCGCTGCCGCATCGTCAGGGGTCTGTGTTTGGCATCGCGCACATCAGCCGCAGCGTGTGGCAGGGC